CAAAGTAAGCATTTGCAGCAAGTCCTACAAAACTATCGTTTGTGCTTGCAAATAAAACACCTGCATCACCAATTTGAAGTGCTGTATTATTAGAACTCCACGTCGGTTCTGGAACAACCCCAATGCCCACGTTGCCTGAGGCGTCAAACCTTGCGTATTCACTCGAACTATCGTTAAATGAAATAATACCACCAGCCGATGTAAGGAGGATGTTTTCGCCAGAACTAGATGTTAAATGCAGATTATCTCCACCGCCATCCCCAAGAAAATGACCGTCACCAAAAGTTAAATCTCCAGCTATAGCAACGCCTGTGGCCGTAGTCTCAATCTTTTTGCTATTACTATGGTATAGCTCTACTGCACCATTTTCTATAAACTTTGCATAATCATCGTTATCTGCGGCAGATTTGAAAATTAAGTCCGTGGCTCTAATGTAAAGCGGCCCAGTCCCACTATCATGTATATATGAATAGCCACCCTGATGATAAATCTCTAGGTCAGACCCAGCCCCAAAGACGGCCTTGTCGTTATCCCCAAACGTCACGTTGGCTGTGGTAGCCATCCCCGCAAACGTAGGTGACGCCGTAGTTACCAAACTCTGGTTGATCGCTTTGACCGCCGCAAGATTGGTCAATTCACTGTCCATCAATGCGCCAGCCGAGGTTACGTTGGCTGTGTCAGTTACGTCACTGGATGCCTCTACAGCGTTTAACTTTGTATTAAGCGCAGCTGTGAACTCAGTGCTGTCAGCAAGGTTCGCTAGGTCACGTGATCGGGTCATTCTAAGCCTCCAGTGCTGTTATTCGAGCTTCAAGCTCTTGTATTGTTTTAACAAGTAGTGGGACAAGCATACTGTGATCTATGGATTGAGGATCAATTACAGAGCGAGTTCCCATCACGGCAGCTTCAGTTTCTACCCCATCATCGTCTAAGACCGCTGGAGTAACTTCATACTCCTCATCCTTCATAGCGTCTTTGGTTCCACTAACTGATAATGGCACAACTTCTTGTGCTTCGTGCGCCATAAATCCGTCTTGCGTTGTGTCAGTTCCATCTAAGATAAAGTTAAACCTAGCTGGTTTGAGTTGCTTTAGGCGTGTTGTTGCGTCCCAATCATAGACTACGTTTTCTTTTAATCGGTAGTCTGAGGATGTGGTATAAGTTATTGTGCTTGCACTGGCGATGTTAATGTAACCAGCAGCGCCCGACCCATTTACAGTAAACTGAATAAATCTGGCGTCTCTACCTGACACCCAGTTAAACTTATTTAAGTAAATAGGAGACCAACCCAGTCCAGCATTAGTTGTCTGAATAAGCGCCCCACCAGCGCTGCCAGTGTCGGCGTGAAGGGCGGTGCCGCCAACTCCAGAGGTTTGAGAGTAACCAGATAGATTACCGTTTGGAAACCTGATGTGGCCTATCAATGAGATGCGCATTTTAGTTGCAGCAGCAGTCCCAAACTGCATTTCGTCATTAGCGTGGTTATACTGAATAAACCCACGATAGGCTTCTGTACCAGACGCGCCATCAGCAAAAAAGATGTTGCTATAAGTTGAGCTTGTAGCATCAATGGTAAGCCCAGTGTGGCTTGTGCCGCTTATGACAAACTGGTTAGCACTAGAGTTAAATGAGCTTGGGTCAAGTGTGCCAATGCCAACTTTCCCATCCGACATTACAGATAGTTTAGCATCGTTTTGAAGATTAGTTCCGTAGGCAATTCTATATGCGTTTAAATTACCTTGAAGCCCAGTAATCCACTTTGTTGTATCATTTACTGCATACTCAGAGAAAGCCCAGCCACTTGAAACTGTGCAAGATACTTTCATAACACTATTAGAATTACCACCTATCTCTAAACCTTTATAGTTGTTAGCAAACGTAGGGTCTGAAACTCCTATGCCCACGTTGCCTGTCGATCCTTCAATGGTCATACGAGTTTCGTTATTAGTGTTAAACTTGAGAGGTATTGAAGGGACTGCGTTTAAGATAAACTGGTCGGCTCTTGCGTCTAGTCTGCCAATAACAGTAGAGTAATCATTTTCAAAAAAGTTTATTTGACCAATGTCACCAGAACTTCGACCAATAACGTGTATTGCTTCCGCATTTGTACCCGCTTGAACTGCTAAAGCTCCAGAATTTGCCGATCTTCCAATGCCCACGTTGTTTGAAAAACTAGAAGTTCCATCCTCAGAAAAAGTAACATTAGTGGTTCCACCAGACGCACCATCAGCACGATTAGAGCCAATAGTTAATACTCTACCTGTTTGATCACCATTTGAGTCAAAGTTAATAGAACCGCTTTGTATAAAATCTATTGATTGAGCAACATCACTCAGCTTTAACGCACCCGTCATAGTACCGCCGCTTTTCGGCAAGGCGGCATTAGCTGTGGTAGTAGTTGACGTTAACACAGCATCACGGGTGGCTATGTCTACTCCGTCAAACGTAGAGTTAGTTGTCACGGCACCTGTGAAAGCTCCACCAGACTTAGGCATCTTTGTAGCCAAGGCAGTTGTGAGGGTGCTGTTGTAGTTTGAATCGTTATTGATGGCGGCAGCTAGCTCTGACAAATCGTCCAGTGTACTAGGGGCGCCACCAATCAGCGTAGTTATCTTGTCTACAACATAGGCAGTCGTGGCTATCTTTGTGCTATCATCACTCTCAGCCTGAGTAGGCGCTGTGGCTGTTCCAGTGACGGTCAAGTTGTCTACTGTTGTAGTGCCAGCAAAGACCCCGTTTGTTAGCTGGAAGGTGCCAAATGCAACTACTTCTAGTATGTCACCAGCGGTTGCCCCAGCTGCCAATACCACAGATGTTCCACTGGTTGCAGTGAAGTCAGCGGCGGCTAGTTTAACTCCATTGAGGTACACATCTGCAAAACCACTGTCGTATGCCAAAGCATTACCAGATGTATCGTTGCCTGACACGGTTGTTTGGTTTGCCGTGAGTGTATAAGCAAACCGTGCGCTTGTGCCATTGACGCTTGATCCAGCGTTGATCCAGCCACCACTAGCTCTGACTTTCAGAACATCTGAGCCAGTGTCGAAGTAGAGCATACCGACAGCCAATGATCCACCAGCGGCGGTCTGTGTGGGTGCAGATGAATGAGCGCCTAAGAAGTTCGCAGTGACAGCTACGGCTGTGTCTTTTGAAGCAGTAGAAGTAGTAGCACTAGCTGAAGCTTCGTTAGCTTTGGTTGTCGCGGTTGACGCACTGGCAGTCGCAGAGTTCTTGGAAACTAAGGCGGCGGCAGCTGATGCGGCACTTTCGTTTGCCTTAGTGGTCGAAGTGTCCTTCGCGGCAATACTCGCATCACGCGCAGTCTCTGAATTTGTCTCAGCTGTTTCGCTTGCGCCTTGGGCCACAACACTTGCATTCTTTGCCACAACACTTGCATCACGGGCAGCTTCAGAAGCAGCTTGGGCAACAACGCTTGCGTTCTTGGCAGTCAAGCTAGATGCAGCTGAAGTAGAGGCTTCGCTGGCCTTAGTTGAGGCAGTAGATGCACTAGAGGAAGCCGCGCTCTGGGACGATGATGCCTGAGATGCTTTAGTTGATGCTGTAGATGCACTAGATGACGCAGAAGACGCACTAGAGGATGCAGCGGAAGCAGAAGTTGCTGCCGCATTCTTAGAGTTTGTAGCGGCAGTATTAGACCCAGCCGCAGCGTTCTTGCTAACTAAAGCTTCAGCGGCACTGGCTGCACTTTCAGTTGCTTTGTCACTCGAAATCGTAGCTTGGGCAGTCGCTGTATCTTTTGATGCTAGGGCAGCTGCTTCGCTGTTGGCAGCGTTGTTAACTGAAGCTTCTATTGCGTCTGTTTGGTTAGAGGTTGCTCCTGTTGTGCTGAAAAAGCTTGAATTACTCATATCTACGGTTTCCTAATCATCAGTCAGTGTAAGTTTTAGACGGGCGCATCACCTGGATTCCCCCAGACATTTCGGCAGAATCTGCCTGTTGCTGTATCTCAGCTAGAAATTGGGATGACTTGGCATCGAACTGAGGTCCACGCTCATCTATGAAGTAATCAGCGGCGTAACTGAGCGCTGTATAAATCAGTAAATCAGGGCCAAGCGTTGTTAGTGTGTTGGTACTGCTATCTGAAGAAAGAGTTGCGAAGGAAGCATAGTAATTTAGGACTATAGTGCCAGTGCTAGGCTTTGGGTAAACTAAGTATGTACCCTGAACCCTAGTAAAGAAAACTGGGGTTCCTTGCTGGTTAGTTTTCTGAGCCTCAACCATTTCGTGCAAAGGTAGCCTAACCAAAGGTTTGCCTTCGCTATAAATATCTATTGGCTCAATGAAATCTACTGGCAGATTGATTGAAGACACACCACTAACGTCATTGGCTACATCATAAGTTTGCGTTTTCTCCATGCTAGGGATGCGGAGTACGCGGGTAATTCTAAATACAGCTTGGTCAATAAAGGTGTCAGCCAAGGCATTCGTGCAGTCACTTCTGTTCAAGAGAGCAATCAAATGCGCTCGGAGTTCACCCTTATTCATATCAGGTTGTCCTTTTCTTTACTCTAGGTTTTGCGGTCTTATTAGACATTCTTAAATCCTCTTCTCGGTAGCCATCAATAATCCTAGATCTTCAGCGTGGAGCTTTCTTACAATCTCAGGACCAGAGGCTTTCCACAGGTCAAAGCCCTCTCGCATCCACTTCTCAACAATAACTGTTGGAATGCTTGCAATCCTGTGCATCTCACCAGCCCGTTGCTTGTTGCTTTCGTTACGGGCGTCTTTGAGATCATCGAGGAATGTTTGGGTTATATTCTGCGTATGCTTTTGCGTCAGGCCATCATGCTCAAAGATGAAATTAGTGGCAGACTGTTGTAATTCTATTTCTGGCTTAGTCATATTGCTGTCCTTAAAATGAAAAAAGCCCACCCAAGGACCACACAACAAGGAGAGCAAAACCTGTGTGGAACTTGGATGGGCCAGAGCTAAAGGCCGAAGCCTAAAGTTTGGGTATTATGATAGTCCAGTAATCGCTATTGAATCACCGAAATTCATGTGCTTAACGGAACATTCGCCGACAATAAAATGCTTGTCGCTATCCCCCGATCGGGCCAGAAGTGTCCTTGTAAACGGACGTAGCGAACACAACTTGAACATCGAAGGATCGATGAGCAATGCGTGTGTGGACTTCATCTGTCTGTTAAGGACAACTCTGTATTCGCCATATGGGCTACATTATGGCACCTTCGCCTAGTGTCGTTAATACTAGACCGTCTGTTAAGACTGCTCATGCTTTCGCTAAAGGGTTATACCCTATGAGATGAGACTATATCACGCCAGCTTTTGCTGACCCATGCGCTTCCACTCACTTGAGTGTACTCCCTTACGGGATAGTCGTTGCACCTTCCCCATTGCTGGGGCTTGGCTCAGGATTACCATATCTTTCGACTTAGGCTTCCCCTGAATTCACACGGTTTAATGTACGCTAACCTCTTCAACGTACAGGTCAATCGCATTGACCAGTGTCTTACCTTGAGCAATCTCACGATTACGGCCAGAAGCCGCACTAAATCCGGCGACAATTTGGGCGTCAGCGGTTTTAATCATTAGAGTGTCAACGTCACTGCCATTAGTGTAGGCAGTTTGACCCGCAGTAAGCAACTTTGCTTCTGTAAGCGGATTTGTGGCATCAGATCCAGCATCTAAGGTAGTAGAGATCTGGTTGATGACAGACTGCATCTTACGCGCCGCACTTGCGGAACCAGCTACAGCGGCTTGGTCTAAGCCAACGAGAGCGTGCTCATAATCGCGCTTTATTTCCTTTAGGGCTTTCGCCATTTGGTAAGCAGTCTCTTTTGCACGACCATGCGTCTTAATTGCATCCGCTGTTGCAGATACTTGAAACGCTTTGGTGAGGATCTGAGTTGTCCCCGTGCGCTCGGTAGCATTACCGAGAGTTGCCATAGAGGCGTCTGCCCCTTCCACGGCCGCGTTAACCGCGATTGCCGCTAGACTGTCTTCGAGCCAACTAAAGGTTCGAGCAGAAACTTTCTCTGTTTTGAGCATGGCTTGCATCGGCGTACTAAAGGGCGAAATATTGCTTATAATGTCTGAAACATCTTCAGCTTTTCCGACCTGTGAATAGGTCACGTATGTGGTCATTTAATTGTTCCTTTTCAAGAAGTTATGATGTTAAACTAAAGTTAATAGATCAATCAGCCCATCGCGCCATTAAGGCATCAGCGATGTCATCAGTAGAACCACCATCTCTAGGATTATCTATAAGCTTCTGGTGCGCCGCAGAACGGCGGCCTGCTTGTAGTTGAGCCTTAGAAGGTGGTGCCTTCTTGGAAGATAAGACTTTCGTCTTGCCACTTTTAGACTTCGTAACTTTGGCCTTGGCTTTCTTGCTTTCGGCTGTCTGTTTCGATTGGTCATAAAGTCGGGCTTTGTTAATCAACATGATTACACTTGCATCAGTATATTGATCGACTTGAGCTTTAGGCAGTCCAGCTTTAACAGCGTAGTCGCGGATCTCTGAGTAGAGTTCGTTGCCCCAATCTGGCAAGCTTTCCTCTAAAACCTTTACGCACTCGGCGGCGGCTTGTTTGGTTGCTTGCGCTTGCTGTTCTTGAAGGTCAGTAACCATCTGCCCACTCTCCTCTCGGAGAAAGCGAAGGTCATCTTCTGCCTGTTTTGCATCCTGTCGTAACTGTGCAAATGTGTCTGGCTCCATCTGTCTGGAAGCCACTAACATATCGATCTCAGCGTAGGGTTTATACCTAGCCTCGGCTCGTTCCATTAGTTTCTGATAACTAGCCTGAGTTTTAGTCAGGTTTTCATCGGTGACTTTCCGCTGGGCGGCAAGATCTTGAGACTTTTTCGTTAAAGACGCCTCTTGTCCATACAGTCGCTTTAAGTCCTTTACAGATACCTGTTTGGTTTCACCGTTGACTGATAGTTCGACAATGTTTTCATCAGAAGCAACGGAAGGCTCATCGCCCTCTTCCTCTTCCTCTTCGTCATCATCGGTTTCGTCTTCGGTTTCATTATCCTCATCAGGGTCTTCGGAACTTTCGTCATCCGTAGTAACATCTTCATCTTCAGTTTCACCCTCTTCAGCCGTAGTCTCGTCTTGGCCTTCGGGTGTTGCATCATCCTCCTCCAGATCAGATAGGTCTTCACCGTCTGACCAACTGGCTAGGATTGCTTCGGCCGCTTCATCTCTGTCGAGGTTCTGCGGCCCAGAGTTATCATTTTGCACGTTGTCGTTCATAGTGCTAATTCCTCTTGGCTGTTGTCGCCGTTACGATGTTCAATGATGCTGTCACGCACTTGAACACGCTGTTTTAATGTATTCACCACATCCTTGATTGCGAGATAGTGGCGGTGGGCAAGCTCACGCTGGTCCACTTTGATGGCTTCGGTATTGCAGAATGTTGCAAATGAAGCCTCTACGCATTGGTCAATCACTTGGATAAACGCAGGGGTCTGTAGTAAGACCTCTGCACTATCCCCAAGATCGACAAGTTGCTCTTCTTGGTCTTCCATACTTATTGCTCTTCCTTGCTGTGCTTACCCGTTAGGGCTTGCGATTGCTCGGACATCATCAGCATTGCGTGCAATATCTAACTCTTCGAGATTGACGAATTCTTTATGATCTTGCTGGCTCTCTTGGAGATCCATCTTGTCCGACTTAAGTGCGAAGTCTTGCTTGGCCTTCATCTGGTCAAGCTCATGCTTCATCTTGCCCATTTGGGCATCGAATTGGGCCTTCATCTCAGCAACAGAAGTCTGTCGCTCTTGAAGTTCCAACTGTTTCTGAGCCATCTGCATCTGCATCTGTTGTGCTGGATCTGGCTCTTTTGGTGGGATGCTGGCAGGGTCCGTAAGGAAGTCTGCAACATTCTTTATGCCTGACTTATCAAGCACCACAGAAAGCATCTTGTACCTGTTCGCTGGCGAGTACATTTCGCCGAGCGTAGGGTCTGCCGAAAGCATAGAGTGGAACATAAGGTACTTACTGACCATCTCTTGCTGATCACCGTATCCCAAATGGAACTCAACTTGAACGTCACGCTTGTCTGCCCATTGTGCTGGTTTGACTTCAACGTAACGTCCGGCAAGCTCTACAATCTTCTCTTCGCTCTCGTTCTCTACGACCAACTGGTACACTTGTGAGAAAAGGGGCTTTAAGAAGTTATTTGCAAAGTTTCGCGCTATGATCTTTTGGCGTTGCTGGCTCATTGTTGCCAACTGCTCAACCATAGCCGCTGAGTTCTGTTTGCTTATTGCGTCTTTATTTAGACCTTGAGATAGGCGAGAGACACCACTGGTGTCCTCTTTATCCTCATCCAGCATCTGTATTGTCTGAAACACATAAGGGTTCAGAGATGCTTGAGGCATAGGGTTAATAGCGTCTGGGCGCGTCACATTGACGATGCCGCCAACGCGGTTGTCGATAAGCTCTCTTGGATTAGTCAAGCCACCCTTTACTACGGTGTAGCGTGGGTTATTCGTGACCATCGCATGATCTAAGATAGACCGTGTGAGAACTGTCCGAGCATTCTGTATTCCTAGCAATTTCTCAGCGAAGTTGTTGCCGTGAAAAGCGTGTGGAATAGGTAGTGGAACAAAGGCTATAAATGGACGCCGAGCTACTACCTCTTTCTCTAGTAAAACATTGGAGCATTTGACTACTTTATAGAGTTCAGTCATGCCAGTGCCGTCTACATCAAGCTCTATGTATGCCTCGATTACGGTTACTTGGCGTGTCTGCTTTTGGTATCCCTGTGAGTTAAAAGCACTGTCAGAACCGATGTCCTCAAAGCGCGTTAGTATCTCTGGGTCGCCATCGAAATCAGTGTCTTCGTTATCACCAATTTTAGCTAAAACGTCCTCTTCGTACCCCATTTCAATAAGTTCAGAGATAGACTTCTTAGTGCGGTGTGCACAGAAGTTCACAGTATCTAATGATTTAGCTTGAGGTGAAATTAGGAACTCTTCGGGAGCTAGTGCCTCGATCTTGACCTGAGAGGTATCACGGGTGACTTTAAGCTCCCCAGTGAACATACCCATCTCATCCTGTTCGATGCTCTCTATCTCAATGTTTTCTTCTGCCAGACGTACATCAAGCTCATCTTCGGTGAGGTTCTCAACGTATTCGAGGCTGGTTTCATCTTGCATACACCAGTAGACTTTGCAGATACCCGCACGCGCTATGAGGCCATCGTGGATAACCGTTTGCATGGTTTCAAACAGGTTGTTTTGGCGGTGCAGAACGAAATCAGTGTACTCAGTGCATACCTCGGCAGTGTCTACGTCATCCATGTTCTGAGGAGTGAAACGCATAACCTTGTTGCCTGTACTAAAAGTCTCAAGCAGTGCGGCTTTCATGCTCTCTACCGCGTCATAGACATCTTGACTAACGTATTTGCTGTTACCGTCATGCGCTGGGCGCGGAAGCTCACCAGAGTAATACTTCATTACTCTACGGCGTTCCTTGGATAGTTCACTATCGTAGTAACCAATAGAGCGCCTGAGTTGAGTATCTACGATAGAGACTATCTTATCGTCATCAAGTGCTTTGTATTCTTCTTTTGATTGCATATCTAAACCATCTCAATATAAAATTCATCGACTGCCTTTATTGGCTCCCAAGCACCTTCATGGATATGATTTGCTAGGGCCAAGCTCATTACACAGTCATCGAAGCATCCGGCTTCAGCTTCCATTCCACCACTTTGGGTGACGATGTATGTCAGCATTTCTCGGATCGTGAGCTTATCGTTAAGTTCTATCGTACCCTCTCGGACACAGGCCCTGAGTTCGTCAATTATCAGAGGTTTTGTCTTAGAGGTTGTCGTGAAGCCCAGCTTTAGGGTTTCTCTCTCAGTCAACTTGTCTATCTGGACTTCTGTGTAGAAATTCGGATACGCCATGTCTTTACCAAGGCGGGTACAGGTTAAAATACCGTGACTGTTGTTCTCTACAATGATGAAGGCGAAGTTGAAGAACTTGCCTAACTTATAGAGGACTTCAGCAAAGTAATCGGGGTGAACTTGAGCGCGATAAGTCGCAACCTGTCGTTTCTTACTGTCAAGAACTTGCGCTACGCTGTAGTCGCCGCCTCGAACTCCCATGGCAACATCAGCGCCGATAGTATATTGCTCACCGTCATCTATGGTGCGGTATAGCATCAGTTCGCCGCGCATATTCTCCAGCCACTCATCCCCTTCAAGGGCAAGCCGCTGCTTTATGTCTTTAGCTTTATCCAGGTCTTTATGTAAAACCTCTGGGTTAAAAACAGGACGCCCAGTTGTCAGAAATGCCTCATTAGGCTCCGCTGGGTACTCTTGTTGAAATAGATCTATGCCGTTCTGTGCTATCTTTTTCCTACGAAACATAAGTTGCGCGTTGTCCAAGTTATACTTGTCGGCAATCTCTTGTTCAGCCGGAGTTATCTCGAAGCTCTTAGGTACATCCTCACGATAATCTTTGTCTAAGAACCAAGGTATGAACACAGGGACGTATCCATTAGTGCCATCAACAGCACCTTTCCATAGGTCATAAAAGATGCCACTCACGCCATTGGCGGTGCTTTCGACAAACACAGCCGTACCCTTCTTGTTAGGTACAGCCTGCGTCATGCCATTCCAGTTCTCTAGGGCTGTAGACTTCTGCCAAAAAGCAAGCTCAGAGGCATGTACGTGCGTCAGTGTCTCTCCTCGACCAAGGCTCTCACCGCCAGCCGTAGCAACCACGTAAGAGCTATCGAGAACGTCAAACGTAAGCTCTCGGCGTGAACTGTACTTTGTATGTGGCTTTAGTAGCTCTGGGCAATTATCGTGGTAGCGCTTTGTCATGTCGAAGAGCGCTCTTGTGCTGTCGCTGTGGTGAGTAACCACCAAGGCTTTACAAGCTTTCTTCTGGCTAACATTGAAGTACAAGTAGCCACCAACATGAGTTGATAGACCTTGCTGTCTCGCTTTCAAGATAATCACCCGAACTTTACCCTCGGATGCCATCTGGGCTTCTACTGCTTTATGTAAGATGCGCTGGGC